GTACCGCTGTTGGAGCCCTCCGGGCAATCCGGGGTGTCCCAAAATGAGTGCGGAGATAATCCTCCTATTCCTGATCTACCTGGCCCTCCGCCAGATCGCCGCATCTACGCCGCGATAGTCCGGGAGAAGATCAAGCGGGGAATCCCGCTCTCCCAGCAGGAAAAAGCCGTCCTGACCAAGGACGAGAAGGAGAAAATCACGCTTGAGGAGCTTGAGGAGACGGAAAACCGGATACTCAAGCAATTGTCCAAGAATATCGGCTCAATCCCGACGAAGGATCTCCCGAAGGCCCTCGAAATCGTGAAAACGGCCATAAACGAGCGAAGGGCGAAGGGCGAAAAGGGAGCCGAACTGGGCAAACCGAAGGCCCCCACGAGGGAAGAAATGCTCGCGGCGGTGCAGGGAAGGGCGCCGTGACCTATGCCGACACCGTTTTTCCCTCGTTTGGCATCCCATGGCCGCGATTTGAGCGAAAAGACTACTCGAAGCTGCCTCCGGACGAATTAGGGAAGGATTTTGAGCTAAAAGCCAAGATCGAGGCGCTGGCGCGGGAGGACCCGATAAAATTCGGGTGGATTCTGGAGGGCTGGTCCGAAGTCTGCGAGAATTGGTGCAAGTATGGGACACACGTTGTCCTGGGGGGCAACAGATCGAGCAAATCTGTGCTGGGATCGCGCGTCGTCATCGATCTTCTGGAGAAGATCCCCGAGGCCCGCATTCGCGCCTATCAGGTGAACGAGGAAAAGAGCATCGCGGAGCAGCAGGCGTATGTCTGGGACGCCCTTCCCGACAAATACAAGCACCTTGAGAAGCGCCGAAGCTCGACGCATTCGATCCAATACAGCCAGCAGAACGGATTTGTCGGGGGAAAGCTGATTCTGCCCCCGCAGGAGGGTTATCGCCGGGGGAGCGAGCTTATTTTCTCCACCTATCAGGCGTATCGGAACGACCCGCAGACCTGCGAGGGCTTCTGGTGCCACGTTGTCTGGTGCGACGAGGAGGTGCCCCAGAAGATGTTTGAGAGGCTTTTGACGCGCCTTTACGACGCGCGGGGACGGATGCTCCTCACTTTTACGACAATCGAGGGCTGGTCGGCGCTGATTTCGGACATCTTGGGGCGAACAAAGATCCTGCGCCGCGAGAGGGCCGATCTTGACCCAATCCACCGGATGCTGCCCGTCGCCGAGGAAAGCGTGACCCGGAAAAGCACCCGCGTCTACCATTTCTGGACGCAGAACAACCCCTTCATCCCGCAGGAGACGGTAAAGAACCTGGAGGGGCGCCCGGAGGCCGAGGTTTTGGCCGTCGCGTTCGGAATCCCAACACGGAGCGCCACGACAAAGTTTCCAAAATTCTCAGAGGCCGTCCATGTGATTAAAAACGAGGCCCTTCCGTGGAAAAAATCCGAGGCGCAGGGCGCCGACGCCCCCGAGATAACCTATTACAATGTGATCGACCCGGGCGGCAGCAAGATGTGGTTCTGCATCTGGGCCGGAGTCGACCAGTACGACAACATTTACATTTTTAAGGAGTTTCCGGACGGAATATGGGGCGAGCCGAGCGAAAAGGCGGAGGGTTCGGCTGGCCCGGCGCAGAAGGGGCTGGGCTGGGGAATAAAGGACTACACTGAAATGCTTGCCGACGCCGAGCAGGGATTTGAGGTCTTTGAGCGCGTGATCGACCCGCGCATGGGCGCATCGGAGCGGGCGTCGCAAGCCGGGTCCACGAATCTGATAACAGAATTAGAGGACACCGGGCTTATCCTCCAGCCCGCGCCGGGGCAACGCATCGACCACGGCGAGGGGCTGATAAACGACCGCCTGTCCTACGATGAGACGCAGCCGGTGGACAGCGTGAACCACCCGCGACTCTACATCACGGAAAACTGCATGAACGTGATCGAGGCCATCAAGAATTACACCGGCTGCGGTCAAAGCGAGGTATGGAAAGACCCGATTGACTGCATACGCTACCTCTTGGAAAACGGCGCCGACTTCGTTTCAAAGTCGGCCACGATCAACGCAGAACGGGACACATGGGGATACGGAGGGTCGCCGGGCCACCACAACCCGGATCTTCCATAATTGCGCTTGACGATTGATGCCTGAAACGCAATGAACGCGCTCCATTGATATGAGCGGACCGAACGGCACAAAGCCGCATGTGGAAAACCAGGTCGCGGCGCCCCATCTCTATGTGGGGACTCCCTGCCACGACAACCGCTGGCATGTGATGATGGCGATGAGCATGATCCAGCTCGTCGGCTCCCGGAGAATGAGCATCACGACAAACAAGTGCTCCGGCGGGGGAATCCACAAGGCGAGGAACAACATCGCGTTCGATTTCCTCCAGAGCGGCCAGAAAAAGATGATGTGGATCGACTCCGACATAAGTTTCAAGCCCGAGCAGATTTTCAGGCTCTGGGATTTGAACCTGCCGATCGTCGGCTCACCTTACACCCACAAGAAGCCGGTCGATCCCGTGACGAAACAGCCTGCTTGGTCCGCACGCGCCATAGATGGCAAGCTGCCCGATCCCGGCACCGCGTTGCAGGAAGTCGCCGCGATAGGCACGGGATTCCTGATGATAGACCGTCAGGTTTTCGCGGACATCATCGCAAAATTTGGTCCGGAGATTGCCTATGTCGAGGATTGGAACGAGGGCACCGGCCAGACGAAATACGATTTTTACCGGGAGGGCGTTGTGGACGATCCGGACTTCGGCTGGAAGGGGCCCACGTTCGTAACGGAGGATTTCTACTTCTGCTACATGGCCCGCAAATGCGGCTACAAGATCATGGTCGATTGCAGCTCCTACGTTCAGCACTGGGAGGGTTCGCGTTGCTATCCGGAGCCCGGTGTGATGCCCGAAAACCCTCCGCCACGTCCTGCGCTTCCCACCCACGTTCAGGAAACGGACATCCTTAACTTCGCCAGATGAGCACCTACGACGGAAAGGGCATCAATGCGATAACCGCCGAGGAGGAGCGCGATCCGGCGTACCAGCTTGCGCCGGCCGAGGGCGACGGCCCGAACATGACGGCCCTCCTTGCCGCCTACCAGCGCACGATGGCCGACAACCAGCCGTTCGTCGACCAGTGCCGCCTCAATTATGAAACCCGCTACGCGATATGGAACGGCCAGAGTTCTGACGGCAAGAAGCATTCCAGGGAAGCGAACGGCAAAAACGACCCGACGCCATGGGACGGCGCGAGTGATCTCCGCGTCTATCTCTGCGACAACGCCATCAATTACAAGGTGGCCCGCAACGGACTAGCCCTGAAGAAGGCGACGATGGTGGCCGTCCCGGTTAACGGGAACGACGTGGAGCGGGCGAGCGTCGTCGCCAATTTCATGCGGTGGCTGATTTCGACGCAGATACCGAACGTGGACCGCGAGCAGGAACTTCTGAGCAATTACATTCTGGAGAAGGGGGTCGCCGTCACCGGGCAATTCTGGCAGACCAAGCAGGAAAAGACGCTTGTAACGATCAAGACGGCCCAGATTCAGGCGAAATACCCCCAATTCAACGTCGAGCAGGCCATCAAATCCAAGGTCTTTGAGGATAAGCTACTCGCCGTCTTTGAGGAGCAATACGGGGTCAGCGCCGGAAAGGCGAAGAAGATGCTCAAGGAACTGCGTGACACCGGAGAGACAAGTTCACCGATCGACGGCCCCATGGTCAACCGTCCCATTATCCGCGCATTTTGCCTCGACAGGGACGTTTTCATTCCGCCGTGGGCTAATGACCTAGAAACCTGTCCTTATATCTTCAGGGTGGAATATTTCACGGCGGAGCAGCTTCGAGCCTTCGCCCGCACGGAGGATTGGGACGAGGACTGGGTTGAGCAGGCCATCCTCAAGTGCCGCGGTCAGATGATAACGAGCATCCCCGACTCCACCCTCCAGCCAATTTCCCGGTCCTTCGTATACATCGACCGCAAGATTCCATACACGGACCTGATTGGGGTGGTCTACGCATATCAGCGGCTGTCCGATGAGGACGGAGTTCCGGGAATCTATCTCACGATATTCAACCCACACCTGAAAGAAGATGAACAACAGCAGGGTTATGCCCATTTCGGACTCCTGGGGTATCAACACGGGGAATATCCGTTTGTCCTGCACAGACGCGAGTTCCTTTCGCGCAAGTTCCATGACTCCCGGGGGCTACCCGAGGCCGGGAAAAGCTGGCAGGACCAGATCAAGGCCCACCGAGACAGCCGGATTGACGCCGCGTCTCTGGCGATCCTTCCTCCTCTCATGTATCCGCTTGGCCGTCCGCCTACACGGTGGGGGCCGGGCGCTAGAGTTCCCGAACGCCGGCCTGGTGAGTATCATCATGCGGACAAGCCGCTCGGGGACCCCAATACCGAGAACAGCGAGCAGATTCTGACGCGCACTTGGGACGAATACTGCGGCATCCCGGTGCCGAACGAGGACAATTCCTACACTGTCGGAATGGACCAGTACGAGGTTAACAAGTTCCTCTGCGGCTGGCAGGCGGCTTACCGGCAGGTCTGGAAGCTCTTTCAGCAGTACGGCG